TGTACGTGGTTGAAAGCCTCGACGCGTTCGGTGTGATCCTTGATTGCCTTCTGACTTTTGTCGTATGCGTCGACGATACCTAGCGCGGCAGTTGCGGCCTTTAGCTGGCTTTCATTCGCGCCGTCTTGGGCGAGTTTGTACAGGGCCGTTTGCGTGGTGGTCATGCCCACCGTAGCGGCTTGCTCTTGCAATGCCTTGACTTGTTTGTCGATGGCAGCGGCCGCTTTCTCGGCGGCCTTGGCGCCCTTGTCCTGTTCTGTTTTCGTCCGTTCTAAAGCTTTAGTGATAACCCCGGCAGCCGCCGCCGCTTGAGCGCCTTCCTTTTCTAAATCACCATTCCACAGCTTATCCTTGCGGGCTTGGGCCTTGGCGCGTATCTCGTCAATGTCGGCGTTGCCATCCTTGAAAACCTGCACCGCCGCGCTGAATTCGCCGTGCGCGGCCTGATTCACAATCGACGCATAGGCAGCAATGCGTGTGCCCTCGGCGGCAAGTTCCGCGCCGACATCGATAGCGAGCGAGGTTAAGAACTTGAGAACTTCCCCGAGTCCCGAGGTTTCTTTCGCCGCCGTTTTCGAGTTGTCGGCAACGTCCAACATAAGCCCGACAATGCTATTCAACGCGGGCAGTAGATCGGCGGCCAGTTGATTTGCCATGCCACGCGATACACCATCGAGCGCGGTCAGGCCGTCGTTAAAATTGTCGGCAGCGTCGGCCGCTTCCTGGCTCATGACCAAGCCGAGGCGTTGCGCCTGCGTCGTCAGTTGGGTTATGCCGTCGCGCCCGCTATTTAACAGCGGGATCAGCTTCGCGCCTGACTTGCCGAAAAGGTCTTGAGCGAGCGCGACTTTGTTGGCGCCGTCCGCGTAGCCGGCGAACTTGTCGGCCACCTCCAACATCAGACCGTCAGCGGTTTTTAGATGGCCGTTGGAATCGCGAACCGACACACCGATGTCAGCAAAGGCCGCCGCCTGTTTCTTGCCACCGGCCGCCGCCTGACTGATCGTCTTGTTAAATTTCGTCAGCGCACCGGTTAGCCCTTCCTGTTCAACGCCCGCCGTCGACGCGGCATAACTCAGGCCTTGGTATGCCTCAATGCTGATACCAATCGACTTGGCCGTTTCGTTCGCGGCGTCGGCCGCGTCGATACTCTGTTTAATCCAGCCGGCGAACGCGCCCACCGACAGGCCCGCGATTGCCGTGCCGATCATCTTGCCGATGCGCTGATAACGGCGCTTCTGATCCTCGGCGAACTTTTCCGAAATACGGTTCGCTTTGCCGAGGTCGGATTCGAGCCGCGCCAGATTGGCCGCGATGTCAATCGTCAGCGTACCTAGAGACATTTTGTGACCTCAGAAAAGGGCGTCGATGGCGGCCGAGTGTTCGGCCGGGTCGTCGTATTCGAGCGGGGGGAGTGTGTTGGTTTGAACTTCGAATTCGACTTGATAGAAGGCCATCCAGTCGACGAGCTGCGGGGAGGTCATTTGCCGCTCCAGAGCGTCAACATTCCACACGCCCAAGTCGCGGGCGAGCTTGAACAGAAAGTAACGCTCGGGGCGGCCCCTTAGTTTTTTGCGGCGTCCTCGGTCGCGCTGACAAAGAACCGATTCAACCTAATCGATGCGTCGGAAATGACGCCGATAGGTCCATCGGATTTGGTCGCGAGTTCGGTGATGTCGTCGGCGCTGAACAGCGGCACGCCGTCGGCGTCGGTGATCGACAGCGCGACGAGGCGAAGCTTGATATCCAGCATCGCGCCCACCGTGTCGCCGCCTTCCTTTTGCACGTTGCCCAGGCGAGCCCATTCGCCGAGCACGGCGCTACGGTCACGCACCGACAGGGCGGTGATAATGACGTCGCCGCCCCATTCGGGGATTGGGATAGTCTCTTGGGCTCGGTCCTTGGCACTTAGGATTTGTTCACGATTAAGCACTGAGCACCTCGTAAACTTCGCCGGTAATAGTTACAGCCATCGTGCCGGTGTTGGTGCCGTCGACTGCACCCGAATCGCTGATCGAGCGCACGTAGCCTTCAAAGATTTTGACGTAGTTGTTCTTCTTCACCAGCTTGAACCAACGCGGCAGCGCGGCACGCTTGGCGACTTTGGCCTCGATTTGGAAAGCGTCATCCTCGACATAGTGGATGTCGGCAGACATGCCGCCGAAGTCTTGCAGGCCGAGCACTTTTTCTTTAGCGGTCGAGCAAAGCGTGGTGGTGTCAATCTCAGAGGCTTGACCATCAAAGCCGGAATAGCTTTTGTGTTGGCACGTCTCAATGAATTGAATCAGTCCGGCTGTACCGCCAGAGGTGTAGGTAGTGAAGCCCGTCGAGTCGACGTTCTCAAGCGTCACGGTCGTGGTGGTCTTCGCGCTGACAATACCGTCGAGCCCGTTGATTTCGGTCATGCCGGTTACGGCGGCGAAGGTCAGCACGTCGCCCACTACATAGGTATGGGAGGCAAACGTAACCACGGCTTTCGCCGCTTTCGAGATACCGGTGACCGCCGTAGTCACCAGCGTGGCGCCTGCGTTCTCGATATAGAAGTGGGTGCCCTGCGAAGACACGGCGCGGGATTTCGTAGCCATGGGGATATCTCCAAACTAATTGGGTGTTCGGGTTTTGTGGGGGGGGGTTGTTGCTGGTCGGGGGTACTGCCAACGCTCACGCGCGCATTACATTTGTTATATGATTGAGGTCATTGCCCCACGCCAAGAGGCCGAATCATGAACAGCGAAAAACCAATCCGTTTAACTTGGGAAGCCGTTAGCACCATGGGTTACGACTATGTGCGCCAGTTAGAGGACGGGACATGGTTAGCCGTGGCTCGTATGACTTTCGGCAAAGGCCGGCTGTTTTTTAAACTGGATTCCATCGGGTTTGAATGTTGCTATTGCTATAAGACTGTCGCCGAGGCTTTAGCCGCTATGCTGGATTTCGACCCGGCAAAAGACGAGGAGCCGCAAGGCTGGTACAAAGACCCGATGAACAATCGCATTCGACCCAACGGTGACAAGTCCAAGGAAACAATCGGATACCCGCCGCCGTACTGATGCGCCTACGCGGTCAACTGCCAAACCGAATAGTCGAGCACCGTGTAAAACAAATTCGTTTCGGGGTCGTACAAGTCTTGGTCAGTCAGAAACACCACCTCGAAAAGTGCGCTTGCCTCGATGGCAGTTTGCACGGCGAGCGCGATTTGTTTCGCGCTGGCATACGTCACCGCGAAGCAATTGAATTGGATTCGGGCATGACGCAACAGACCCGAATCCGTCATCGACGGAATACGCTCACCTGTGACGAGTGAGTAAGTCACATAGGGGCGCACCGTCCCTTCGGGCATGATGCCGGCCGCGATCCGTTGACCGACTAACGCGGTCACGCCAGAGGCGGCAATCAATGCCGCGCGCACGTCGACTTCAATCATGCGGCTTGACTCCCCTGTTCTTTCGCCAGTTTCTCGGCTTCCCTTACGACACGGCGTTTCGCGAACTCCTCGAACCGACGCAATGCGGCGAACTTCTGCGCCTCAAATGCCGGGCGCAGGAATGGGTGCGCCGGTTGGTTAGCGGTGCCGAACTCTAGGAAATGCCAGTACCACGGGTCATCCGGGTTATAGGCTGCGTCTTTTGTCGCCGAGCCGCCCTTAAACGCTTTGATCTTTTTCGCGCTCAAACCTTGCACGGTCAGGAACACCCCGTATTTATCGCGCTTCGAACGCTTGATCGTGATCGCCTTTTTAACTGTGCCGGGCTTGCGTCCATACTTCGGTTTCTTAAGAACTGGCGCCCGCGATTGAGCGTCCTTGCGCATGACTTGAGCACCCGCGCGCAGGGCGGCGCGCACCACCTTTTCGCCGAGCCGGGCCGGCAACTTGTCGAGGGTCGACTTGATTTCTTTCAACCCTAGAACGTTGATTTCATCGGCCATCGGAAAGCCCCTCGGTTGCCAGAATTTCAAGCGTCGCGTCAATTTCCATCGAGTTGATAATCGACTTGAGGTCAAAGCCCCGGCTGTCGAAAAGCATTCGGTCGGCCGCTTCGAGCCCAGCCAGATAGCGGCAGCGGATGCGGTGCGTCAGTTCGCCCTGTACCTGTTGCGCGCTCAACAACTCGCGCCCGCTGATCGGCTCAACCGACGCCCACACCGTCGCGATATCGTCCCACCCTTCGACCGGCTGGCCGTATTCGTCGACCGTCGTTTTGCGCGACTGGAATGTCACGCGATGGCGAAGCGGCCCGAGTCTCATGCCACACCCGGAATAACGTAGGGCGCGAGCAACGCGTCGACGCTCAACGGTAAGTTAGAAGTGATGGTGCCGACCACGACCGGCTCCCGGTTCTGGTCCCAATGCGCGACCAACAACATCAGCGCCGACACCAGATCAGCCGGCACAGTAGCGGCGGCACCATAGCCCGCCGTGAACTTCACCCGGACCGCCATCGGTTGCGCGCGCGTAGTCGGCCATTGCTTTTGATAGGCAAGGTGGACCCGGCCAATCATCCCGGCTTTGTCGACGACGTACTCGGTCGACGCGAGTGTCACTGTCGTCCCGGTAGTATCGACATAGGTAATCTCGTCGACCGATTGCAACGGCGGCAACGGCAGGCTAATCGAACCGCTGGGGAATGCATCGAGAACCAGCGTCCAGACTTGAGTAACGAACGCCCGACGGCATACGTTCTGCGCGTGCTGAGTTGCAGCGGTAATCAGCCGCGCCACCCCGGCGTCATCGGTTGAGCCATCAATGCGCAGGCGTGTTTTTACTTCGGCCAGCGTGACGGGTTCGGTCGCGGGAGCCGTGACGAGTTCCAGGCGCATTGGGTTATGCCTCTTGGTCTTTCAGGCAATACGCAACAGCGGCCTTATCGTCATCGACAAAGCCGCCAGCTTTGAGTGTCGCGACTACCGAGGCCGGTAGCTCGACGACTTGATTCGGTTTGTAATGGATTTCTTCAAACCAGAACGCCACCAAAACACGGGCAGAAATGCTTTTACTTACGCTCATATTTTCCCCTCCCTAAAATCGAAAAAAACGGGGCGAGCAGAAGCCCGCCCCGTGGGTCTTAGGTCGCGGAGTGCGCGTAGTATTTAACGGCGGCGGAGTCCATCAAGTTACCGCCCGAACGGATGAACGCGAGGAAACCGACTTGGCCTTTCGAGGCGTAGACGGAATCGTCGAAGCGCATCAGCGACACGGCCATCGCGTCGCGAATGATGTACTTCGACAGGTCGCCGTAAATGATCGACTTCGCGTTCGCCGCTGGTACGGCCATGTTGTTGTTAAGCGCAACCGATTTGCCGAGCAACAGGTCGGGAGCACCAGCGGTAATACCGGCCTCATAACCAGGGGTCCAGATTGGGCGGCCTGCGGTGTCTTTCAGTTTGCGCAACACGCCGCGCACGGTCTGGTTAAACATGAACTTAGTGGTGCCGCCGAGCTGATAAGCCTCGTCGACCGATTCCAGCAAGTCGACCAGATCGTCGTAGGTGACGGTCAAGGTCTGGCCAGTGGTGCCAACCTTACCGGCCGACGCCCCCGTCACAATCCCGCGCGGCTGGCCGGTGCCGGTGCCGGTGGTAAAGTGCTGGTTAGTGATGCGACCAATACGTTCAACGATGCGACGACGAACGAACGCCTCGATGTCGACCGAACTGTCTTGCAACAGCTCGATAGGAACCGCGATGATTTTCGAGCTGTATTTGTAAACGTTGAGCGCCACGGTTCCGAACGAAGGATCGAGGGAAGCCGCTTGCGTATTCTCGGCCAACAGTTCGCCAACCTCGGCGGTGCCATCGGTAGACGGATACGAGAGCGGGTTGCCTTGCGCCGTGGTCAACAGCGTGGCAACCGAACGCATACCGCCGAAGTCTTTCAAGGCTTCGATAAGTTCCGACGCGATCAGCGACGGCACGGTGTAACCACCCTCGCTACCGGTGGTTGTCGACATGGTGTTGTAGAGTTTGGCCGCCTGCTCGGCGCTCAAACCTTTTTCACCGCGACGCATCCAGCAATCAAAAATCTTGATGTCAGACAGCATGTCCTCGGTGTCGCGTTTGCCCTTTGTGTTAAGCGGGTCACGATTCTGAATGTGTTCCTCGGCGGCGAGGTCGAGCAACTTCTGCTCACGTTCCACGCGCGAATCAAGGTCGGTGATTTCGCCGGTCAGGGCGTCGTATTTGGTCTGGTCCTCGGCGGTCCATTTCTTGTCCTTGGATTCGTCCAACAGTTTGCGCGCCTCGATGGCCAAACCATTGCGGCGCTCGCGCAGTGCTTGAATGCTCATTTCACTTTTCTCCGTGCATAAAAAAACCCGCCGATGGGCGGGCTTGGGTTCGCGTTGGCGCGAGGCCTAGGGCGCGATTACTTCGAGCAGAGACAACCGGCGCTCTAGTGCGGCGCGGTCGAACACTGGGTCTGTTTCGGGGGGTTCGGTCAGGGCGGCCGGCGCATTGCCGTAGGCCGCCAAATTCCATTGATTGCGTGCGGCCTTCTGGCCTTCGGCGATGCGGTCAACAAAACCATTGGCGACAGCCTCCTCGGCGGTGAACCACGTAGTCGCCGCCATCATGGCCGCCAGTTCGTCGGGGGTCTTGCCGGTCTTGCGCTGGTAGTCGGCGACGATGCTGGCGTCGACTTTGCGCAACAGGTCAGCGGTGGCGACGAACTCGTCGGCGTTGCCCATGGCAATCGTCCACGCGTTATGAATCATGAAGAAACCACCCTCGGCGATTTCCACCTCGTCGGCCGCAAGCGCGACATAGGTCGCGGCGCTGGCCGCTTGCCCGTCGATGTGGGCAACCACGCGGGCCGGGTGTTGAGCGATGGCGGTCGCGATGGTGCGGCCCTCGAACACATCACCGCCCGGCGAGTTGATTCGCAGATGAATAACGTCAACGTCCAGGGCGACCAGTTGCGGCACGAACTCACGCGCACCGACGCCGCCCCAATCCCCGCCGATAATGTCGTAGATGTAAACCGTCGCCTCGCGCCCCGCCTGTTCAATGCGGGCCGAACGCGGGGCCGATTGGTTACTAAGGAATAGCTGCATCAGCTTCATTAGCTGGCCCCTTGTGTTGGTGGTGTAGAGGTGGTGGTGATGAACAGCACGTCACCGCCTGGCACTGGCGGGAGGTTCTTCAAGCGACGCGCCTCGTTAACGGTTCGCCAGCCTTGCGCACCAGGGCCGCCGAGCGATTTCGAAATGACTTCGGATTCGGTTTTGCTGTCGCCAGCGAGCAGGCCGTCGCGGTTGAACTCAACGAAAAACTTGGGGGAGCGCGGCCAGAGCTTGCGGTTTAGTTCCTGCTCGATGCGGCGCAAGTGCGGGCCGAGGGTGTAGCGAACAAAGCCGATACTCATTTGTTCGATACCACTGCCCCAACTGGTCGAGGCACTTGTCTCGCCGATCATATGAGGCGGCACACCGAAGGCTCGCGCGATTTCGACCACCTGAAATTTGCGGGTTTCGAGTAGCTGCGAATCCTCGGCCGTGAGGCTGATCGGTTCAACCTTGCCACCGTTGACCAACAACAGCGGCTTATGTCGGTTGCCCTGGCCGGTATAGCGTTCGGTGAATTGGTCGCGCAGATGGTTCTGTTGATTCTCGGTGGGGGCTACGCCTTGCGGATAGGTCAGTGCAATGGATGGGCTCGCACCGTTGGCGAAGAATTCCCCGGCATAATCGTCGGCCGCAAGTGCGGTGCCGACCGCTTGGCGGGCCGCGTAACGGATAACGGATTCGCCTTTGCAGCCGTCGAAACCGAAGCCGGGGAAGTGCAAAACGTCTTCATCGAACAGGCCGTAAGGCGTCGACACCCCGTCGCTGACATAGTAAACAAGCCGGCCGTTGCGCTCTTCGACCTCGACGCACTGGCGCGGCAGCGGCATAAAGCCGGTGATGGTGCCGTTTCTGTCTCGCAAAATTTGCGCGAATCCGTCGCCACGTAGCAACGAACTGGCAAGCATCCACTCCCAAAACGAGCACGCGGTCAGCGTTGGGTAAGGCGATTCGTTGAGCATCCACCACAACGGATGCTCTATAGCCTTGCGCCCGCCGTCGATGGTGCGCTCGTAAACCGGGATCGGGAGGAGTGCCACAGCCCCGGCAATCAGGCGGGTGCAGGAATAGACCGCCGCGCTACGCTTTGCCGACTCGACAGTCACGGCCACGCCGGACGATGCAGGCTTAGCGCCGAAGATTTCCGCCCACTCTTCGGGGGTTGTTCCCCATCCGGTTAGGGCTTTGATCTTGCCCATCTCTTCGCGGAGTGCGTCGACCTCTTGCGCTAGCTTTTTGCGCTTTCCGAATCCGAACATTAGAGCACCATAAATAAGTCGTGGATCGGGGCGTCTTCGGTAGGTTCGCCTTGCGCCCCGACCGCCATCGCTAACGCGACCATGCCGTCGATGCGGCCGGTCGCTTTCGCCTTGGTAAATTTGCGGTTCCCCGCTGGGTCGTTAACGGTCACAGCGTTGGCCGCACACATCGTCAACAGCGGGTGATTGCCGTGTTTAAGTTGCTTGCCGAGTAGCCGCGCTTCGAGTTCGCGCAGGGCCGGCGACATGGAAACGAAGCCCTGGCCGAAGCTCTTAAACTTCAAAAGTTCCTCAGGACTAAAGCCCGCCTCGACTAACCAGGGCGTCAGAAACCGCATGTTGTAGCGGTCGAATGCGAGCGCTTGAACGTCGTATTCGTCGAACAATTCGCGCAGGTAATGGGCGATAAATCGGTATTCAATCGACCGCCCTGGCGTCAGTTGCAACAGCCCTTCCCGCGCCCACTGGTCATACGGCACCCGGTCGGTGCGGGACTTTTCGACTATGCCGTCTTCGGGTAGCCAGAACGTCGGGATCACGTCGCCGTTTTCGCTGACTGCGACCAGCGCCGTCAGGTCGGAAACGCTCGACAGGTCAAGCCCCGCGTAGACCTTTTGCCCACGCAACGGGGCCGGCTCGGCGGCGTTCTCATCCCAAATACTTTTGCTCACGAACGGGGCTCGGGCCTCGACTCGCTGGTTCAAAATCAGGTTACGGTAAGCCGGTTCGCGGCTCGGCAAACGCTTCGCGTCAGACGCTTGGCGGCGCACTTCCTCTTGATTCATGAACGAATCAAAGTGCGGATTGGCCGCGCGAATCGCCTCGTCGCTGTACGGGTCGAGGTCGAGCGGGGCCGAACATAGTTCAACTTTGTTGCGCGGGTCGGCGCCGGTCAGGGCGTCGTCAATCAACATGCTTAAGAGGTCCGCGTCGGTCGGTGCCTGCGTGCTGATGATGATCGAAAGCGGTTCGTCTTGGGCCGCGCTGGCGGTTTCAAGCGCCTCGTAAAGCTGCGAACGGGGGCCGATTACCTGGCCGAGTTCGTCGTGAATGACGAGCGCCGGGCTCAATCCGAACTTGGTCGAGGCGTCGGCGGATAGCGCTTTGAAGAAAGTCCCAAGCTCGCCGCAAAGTAACTCCTTGGCGGTGTCCCGAATCGTCACATAACGCGATAGTTCGGGACTGAGCCGAACCATTTTCGCGGCCAGTTCGAACAAGACGGCGGCCTGATCGCGCGATTGTGCCGCGCTGTATAGCTGCGAATTCGGCCGGGCCTCGGGTCCACACAAGTGCAACAGCACGACGAACCCCGAGAATGCGGTCTTAGCATTCTTGCGAGCCATCGACAAAATGAAAACGCGGGTCGGCGAATCGTAAATCCGCGCCATCCATCGGCGCTGATGCTTGGTCAACTTGACCGGACGACCGACTAAACGGCCCTCGGGAATGCGACAGTGCTGTTCAATCCATGCGCAATTCCGCTCACTTCGCGTTAGTCGTCTGCGGACTGCCACGGCTTGAGCCCCTTCGCTTGCGATTTAACAACCTTGTCGGCCCGGATTAGGCTTTGTTGTGTGAGGCGCATCGACCGTAACAGCGCGTTCATGGTGCGAGTCTCGCGTTCCATGCACGCCGCCAGCTTGTCGAAGCGCTTCAAACCCTCGTCATCGACGAGCCAAGCCGGGTCAAAAGCTTCCTGTTGCTGCGCGATCAGGTCGGCCATGACCTTGTGTCGGCAGTACTGCGCGAGCATTGGCGAATGCTCTTCGCCGAACCACTCGGCCGGCATGGCGTTAACGACCGAAACCCAAACCGATTTTTGAGCGGGGGTTAACGTGGCCGGTGGTGCGAGTCGGTGCGAGAGTGAAGACGGCGAAGCGACCGCCAGCGAGGCAGCCGACTTTCTTCCACGGTCTGCCATGGCGATTTACCTAAAAAATGCGGATTTAACTAAGGCCTTAAGTGGGATCGGTCTTTGAGTCGACGCCCCTGGACTTTTTCCCTCCCCCCCTACCGTCGCCAGTGGTGCGCAGGGTCCAGGGGAAGCCCGTCGAGGCCACAGCCGGGCAACACGCCGGACC